CGGGTATGATCAGGGATGTGTATGTCATGGGTGTGCTCTTCTAAGCCATGATCGTGTAAGTACCATGCTGGATGTGAAATTACAGGAACAGCAATAGCTACTGCTAATAAAATAAATAAAGATTTCATTGTTAATGTTGTGTGTTTAATTAATTAAGATGTCCAAGGAAGACCTGATGAAAGTAGATACTGTTCTAGTTCAGTTTCTTTTGTCGCAACTCCATCACTACCAAGTGCATTTTTAGCCCACTCGACAGCTTTTGCTTGTGTAAGATCGGCAAAAGGTATTGTAACATCACCTTCTATGTTTACTTCACCTACTGATGTAGGAGCGTAACTAACCCCATCTCTTTTTTTTTCAACCTTATAAGATATTTGTACTACTTTATCATTACTATCTCTTCTTAGGTCCGTAACAGACCATGTAATTGTGTCAGCCATTTTAGTTTAAAACCATTTGTACATTGTTATTAGGATCTTCGGGATCCATGGGTTCATCCTCAAATAAAGTTATATGTGGATCTTCAGCACCAAACCTGTTTTCTGGTATAGAGTTCATAGGATGCTCTTTAGTTACTTCTGTGTTTGTTTTTTCTTTCCAAGAACCTTGTACTCTTGGGTCGCCATCAAACGGGGTATATAACCATCCTGTTATAAGGTATTTAATCTCATTAACTGGAGACACCCCTCTATGTTCAAACAGTGTATTTGCAGGGAATAAAAGCAGTTTTCCAGCTGTAGGTTTTATTTTTGTACCATCTATAAATTCTGTGTAACCTTTATGTTTGACATCATTTAAATAAAAAATAAATGTGTACCATCTTCCTGTTTCAAAATCGTTATGCCAAGTATAAAAACCATTAGGAACAGTTCTTTGCATCTGATAACCTGTATCATGTAGTCCGACAGGTGGTGTCCACCAAGGAAATTTAGCTCGAAACTGTGTTGTAAAGTTAGTTACATTTCTAGTTAATACAGTTGATATTTGCTGATCTTCTTGATTCCAACGATTGTATCGTGAGATCATTACATCATCAGATTGTTTTATAGCTACATCGTGACCTTTAAATGTTTGTCCGGGATAAATAGTAGGGTCACTTTCAAACTTGCCGATACAATGTTTGCAGAACTCTGGAGTTAACTGTTTATGAGCAATATAAATTTGGTCTTTAAAAGACGGTACTTTGATGCTAAGTGGATTCATTAGTTGTTAATTTTTGGATTTAATTGATATGTTTAGTTCTTGTTACCCATGAACTGTTTCGTGCGTATCTGTCAGGTATGTAGCCGTAAGAACTAAAATCTACGGCATATATGTCTTGTGTAGTTTTTTTAATTACAAAATTTGTATAATGGTAATCTCCAAATGTATAGTCATTATTTCTTAAGACTAATTCATTTAAAATTATAGGTTCGTGTTTTGTAGATAGGAAAGATCCTTTTATAAATTCACACGTTTCCGTAATAATAAGATCAGAAACTTTGTAAGAAAACTGTGGGATCTTGATTGTTTTAAACTTATCTTTTTTTAATTTTTCTAAGTTGTGTACAACAAGATCTACAGCTTTTAAATCCTTACAAGTTATTTCTTTTATAATTGTAAATTTAGTGCTTATACTGATACCACTAGCTAGTTCGCTTATGTCTTCATTATGTAGCATAAAGCGTAGTAAGGGTTAAGCACTGAAACTGTTGAGCCAGACCCACTATTACCTGTGTTAGATGAACCGCTAGAAGTTGTATTAGGAGCTGAGTTACCAGTATTAGATGCTCCGGAAGAGGTTGTATTAGGAGCTGAGTTACCAGAGTTACCACTAAAACTTCCAGAGAAACTATGGTTATGGTTTCCAGCAGAGTTACCGCCGTAACCACTAAGTTGTCCCTGTCCACTTCTTTGAGGTGCGGTTGGTCCATTACTTGAGTTACCACCAGAAACTGTAATACTGTGTGAGTGACTACCAGTGTTGTTAGTATTACCACTTACACTTCCACTAATACTGTGGCTATGGCTGCTTACAGCGTGGCTATGGTTAGGAGTACTGTGAGCATGGTCATTTACAGCGTGGCTGTGGTTAGGAGTACTATGGCTGTGGTTAACATTACCACTAATAGTTGCAGATCCGCCTGTAGCATCAACCGCATAAGTATCACCCGCACCAATAACAAATCTGTTTCTTAAGTCAGGTGTACTGTTTGATCCGTTACATAATACGAAACCAGAAGGTATTGCATTAGCAGCACCAGACCATAAAAGAATCATTCCTGTTACAAACGATTCAATACCAGTTAAGTTTGCACCAGACCCAGCAAAACTTGTAGCAGTAACAGTTCCTGTTGTTACTACGTTTTGACTTCCAAAGTTAGGAGATATCTTAGTCCCAGCTATTGCAGCAGATGCGTTAACGTCTGCATTGTCTATTGTTCCGGCTGGAAGGTTAGCCATGTCTTCTCTAAGAAGAGGTCTTCCTCCAGCTTGTGAGCCGTCGTGTATAACGGCTGTATCTTTTGTGGTATCTATAGTTACTTCGCCTTCGGCACCAGTAAATGATGCGTGTTGCGTTGTAGTACCACGCCTTAGTTTTAATAATTTTGCCATCTAAAGTGTACCGAAATCTATTTGTAAGTTGTCTCCACTAATTGTCCCTACCTCAGTAAGGTTCTTATTATTACAGTCAAGATGATTAGCTAATGCAGGGTTGCCGTCGTTTATTAATCCAGCAATACCGGGAGCTATAGCTACAAATGCACCACCTGTGTAGTAGTTAAGATTATTAGCTGTTGTGTTATACCAAAGGTCGCCAGCACTTGGAGATGATGGAGTTCCGCTTTGTATTACGTATTCGTTTGCATATCTGTTTACATCAGCTATTGAAGCTCCAACAGTATTGACGTTGGATATTGAACCGCCTACTGCGTTAACATTTGATATAGCTGCACCAACTGTGTTAACGTTACTTATACTTCCAGCAACTGTATTAACGTTAGTTACAGCTCCACCAACAACGTTGATTGCATCATTTCCACTACCTGTAGTCACAGCTGCTGTAATACTTCCACAGTCTTCTGTAAAAGTTACAAAACCTGTGACATTATTAATAGCTGTAAGAGTTGCTTGACTTGGTTGAATCGGTGTAAATCCGTCTCCAGAACTTCCGTCAAAAGCTTCCATCCCAAGAGAAGTGCTATTAAACCAAAGGTCACCATTTTGTAATGATGTGTTATCAGTTCTAGCTGTAGGAGCTGAACTGCTTATTTGGTATCTATCAGCAAAGTTATTTACATCAGTAATGTTATCTGCAACTGTTGAGATATCACTAACAGCAGAGTTAGTACTAAGTGCAGTTGTAATAAGACCTAAATCACTTCCATGAGCAACTTGCCCAGCAACGACATTTATATCGTTAAGCTGAGATGCACTTAAATTGGCTCCACCTCCAATCTCTTTAACCGTTCCAGAATCATTGATATAGAACTTCTTAGCGGATGTATCAATAGCAACTTCACCATTGGTAATATTACTGGTAGTTGGTGTAGACGTACCTCGTTTTAATTTTATTACCGCAGTCATAATTTAGAACGTGCCTCCGTCTACGGTTCCAATACGAGCCGCTGGGATTGTTCCAGAGTTTAAGTTTGAAGCATTACCAGCCGTAAAACCACCAGATGTTCCAGTTGTATTCTGATTGAGTGTTGGAACCCTTGCTGCTGGGATTGTTCCAGAAGTTAATAAACTAGCAGAATGGTTAGGTAATCTAGCTGCTGCCAGTGTTCCGCTTGATATATTACTTGCGTTTGTAGTATCAGTAGTTAAAGAGAATACTGTTCCCGTAAGTGTTAATCCTGATCCAGCAGTATATGTAGTATCTGTAGTTGCAACTACTGCAAAGGTGTTGTCTCCACGTAAGAAAGTACTACTACTCTTAGTACCAGAAGCACTAAGCATTGATAGGTCTACAGCACCTGACGCAATAGTTGAAGATATTGCTGCGTTACCAGTACCATTAAATGTTGCACTACCAGTTACGTCTCCAGTTAAAGAGAATGTTCTAGTGTTAGCTAGTTGTGTTGCTGTTGCTGCGTTTCCAGTACATGAGCCAGAAGAACCAGTTACGTTACCAGTTACGTTACCAGTTAAAGCTCCTTCAAATGTAGTAGCTGCAACTGTGCCTCCTGTAATAGATAAGTTTCCTGTAGTTGCACCAGTAAAAGTACCTGTACCTAGAACAAATTTATCTGAGGATTCGTCCCAACCAATAAACGCATTATCTGAACTTCCTCTTTCAATAACTAAACCAGCATCACCACTTGGTGAACCTGATGTACCATTGCCAAGTTCGATTAGCTTATCTTTTACAACAGAGTTAGTTGTATTAAGTGTTGAGGTTGAACCATTAACGGTT